GGCGCGCGGACGGACAATCTCACCATCAACAACGAGCCCATCGACATTACCGACAAGGATGACGCCGGGTGGCGCACCATGCTTGCTGATGTCGGCGTTCGCTCGATTGATGCTGAGGTCGAGGGCGTTCTTACCGACAGCACGCTCATTGCGATTGCGGTCGGCACGGCGTCAAGCCTTCTGGCGGCTTACACGCTGGAGATCGACGGCATTGGCGATTTCTCCGGCAATTTCTACCTTGCCAGCTTCGCCATTACCGGCGAGCAAGCGGACACTGTGACCTTCACAGCGTCTATTCAATCGTCCGGCACAATCACCTTCACGCCGGATTGATCTAACTAAAAGGAGCGCAGACTATGGGGATTTTTAGAGACGTTACTATCGCTTGGCGTGGCAAAGAATACACCGTCACGCCAAGCATGAGGCTCATGCGTAATATCGAAATGGGCGATGTAAGTTTTTCGGACATCGCGGTTAGGACATCGCGCGGATATCCGCCTGTCTCTCATATCGCCTACGTGATTTCTAAAATGCTGGAGACGGCTGGCGTCTCGGCGTCAGAAGATGAAGTTTATCTGGAGCTTGTTAACGGCGATGCAGACGCGGTTAGCGCGCTCGTCGGGACTGTTTTGAACAGCTTCAATCCGCAGCTTGAAACGTCAAAAAATCCCGCCGCCCAGACCGCTCATCCGCAGGCGGCGAGGGCGGCGAAAAAGGCGGGGAGATAAATTGGAATGTCATGTATCTATACGCTAGGCAATGGGGCATCCAGCCTAGCGAATTTTGGAACATGACGATTGCAGAATGGTGGCTAGAATATGAGACGAATGCGCCGTCACAGGACGGAGAAAAGTTTGCGGGTAAGCTGACACGTTCCGATGTGGACGATCTGAAGGCATGGATGGAAGAAAAAGATGGCGCAAGTCGAAGGTATTAAGGTCAATATCGACGCAGACGCCACCGGGCTTGATCGTGAGCTATCGTCGGCGCAGAAAAATCTAGTCAAATTTGCTGGGGCGGTTTCGGCGGCGATTGCCGCCGTTCCCGCTGCGCTGGTCGCCATGGGCCGCGCATCTATGGGCGCTATCGACTCGCAAGCCAAGCTGGCGAAACAGTTTGGCACCACGACGATCTCCATTCAGACAATGCAGCGCGCAGCGGACCTTTCCGGCGTTTCTATGGGCGCGCTGCAATCCGCATCCGAAAGGCTCAATAGAACGCTTGGTGAAGTCGCCAGAACGGGCGAGGGCCAAGCGTTCGAGGCTCTCAAGCGTGTTGGGCTAAGCGCCCAGCAGCTTGCGAGCGTAGGATCGGATGAGCGTTTGGCAATGATTGCCGACGCAATCAAAGGCATGGGAATGTCGGCCACGCAAACGGCTGACTTCCTCGCACAGCTTGGCATCCGGCAGGCTGAAGTATCCCGAATGCTCATGGATGGCGGGGACGCCATTCGTTCGGCGCGTGAGCAAGTCAATCTTTACGGCGTGGCAATTTCTGAAATTGACGCCAAACGGATTGAAGAAGCGAATGATAAATGGTCAGAGCTTAGTTACGCTCTAACCGGAATTGGCAATCAAGTCGCCGTACAGCTTGCGCCAGTCATGACCGATCTGGCGGAGAAGTTTCAACAGATCATTCGAGACGCTGGCGGTATTGAACGCGTAGCGGCCAAAGCATTTGAGGGGCTTTATAGAGCCGTTAAGCTGGTCGCTGACAATATGGATACGCTTGTCCGTGTTGCGGTTGTATTGATCGGCTTGAAGCTGGCGGCAGTCGTTATCAATATCGGCCTTGCTTTCATCAAAATGGCTTCTGCCTTGCGAATGGCAACCGTTGCGACAATGGCGCTAAACGTAGCCAAAGGCGGGCTGGTTAAGGGGCTTGCTGTTGCGGCTGGTGGCGTCGCCGCAATTGAAGTTGCCACAGGCGGCGCATTGAAAATATTTGACCGTTTAGGAATAAGCACGGATGCCTTAACTCGCAGCCTTTCTGATTTTAAGATTGAAGCTGGCGGCGCTGAAGGCGCTCTTGCTAGATTGGCGGCGGCGCAAAAAAATCAAATGATAAGCGGCTCTGCGGCGATCTTGCCGGTTGGTAGTTTCATTGGCGGCAAGCCACCGCCAGAAAAGCCGGGTGATAAGCCGCCTCCGGGCGGCGGTGCAGCCAAAGAAGACCCGCTTGCAGCAGAACGTGAGGCTATTATCGCGCGCCATACCCTTATTAAAGAAGGGTTTATGACCGAGCATGAGTTGCTTGTTCAGAAATATGAGCAAGACCTAAACACCATCGATGGATATTATCAAATCCAGATGGAAAAGTTTCGCGGCAATAAGGAAATGGAAGTCGCCTTAGCGCAAGAGCACAATGCCTTGATGCAGAAAATTGAGGAACAGCATCAAAATAAATTGGCTGAAATTCGTAATGCTGGTTTTAACGAAGCCTTGACGGCTTCCGCTAAAGTGTTCGGCTCCCTGCAAAAGATTGCACAATCAGGCAGTAAAAAGAACGTGAAGGCCGCAAAGGTTTTCGGCATCGCTGAGGCTTTGATTTCAACTTTCGTTGCAGCCAACAAAGCGATGGCCTTCGCGGCGACAGCCGGTCCTGCGGCTGCGTTCGCGGCGTATGCTTCAGTCGCGGCTAAGGGGCTTGCGGCAGTGGCGAGCATTAGAAGCATAAGCGATAGCGGCAGCGGAGGCGGCGGTGGCGCTGGGGCCGCTGGCGCAAGCTCAGGTGGCGGCGGCGCCGCTGCGGCTTCTGGCGGCGAGGCGGCTGGCCGCGCTCCCGGCGGCAACTCGGTATATATTAATCTTCAGGGCCAATCCTTCGGTCGAGATCAGGTCCGCGATCTGGTAAAACAAATAGCCGATTTCCAAAAGGACGGCGGGCAGGTGGTGTTCGCATGAGCGTCGTTTTCTCAGATAGCCTAGTCGCTTCGGCGGTTTCCGGCCTTGCGCCGACAGGTAATCCGGTTCGCCGCTGGATTGAATTGACCACGGCTGACGTTACGACCGTGACGTTTCAGAACATCGGAAATTATACCGTCTACGTGAAAGGCACAGCAGGCGCGACGGCTCCGATTGACGCTGACGGTTCGCTTGAATTTCCGCCAGCCTCGCAGGCGGTAATCTATGCGCTCTCGGATATGTTCCCCGGCATCGCTGGCGTCAATCGCCTTTGGGCTTACGCCGATACCGAAACGTATGTCACGATCAGTCACGCGCCTTCGACCAATCGCACGGTGGTTGTGGGGCCGTCCATCGGGGCGGAAGACCTCAACGCACCGATCTTTGGCTATTCTAACTACGTCACAAGCGCCAACATCACGGCGACCAACGCGGCCACAGGATACCCGGCAAGCAATCTGGCGAACGTCAACACGGCGTCATTCTGGCGGGCTTCTAGCGCCGTCCAGCAATACATGACAGCGACAATCAATCCCGCTCAGGTTGTGGATTATGTCGGGATCGCGCGTCATAATTTCTCGACCGCTGGCATCGCGGTATCGGTCGAGACGCAGGAAGGATTGGGCGATCCGTGGGTAGAAGTCATCGCGCCGTTCATACCTGAGAACGACGCGGCTTTGATCCTCCGCTTTCTCGCTCAAGCGGCTTATGGCGTTCGCGTTAAGCTGGCGGCTGGATCAGCGGTCGCACAGGCTTCCGTTATGTTCGTAGGCAAGCTGCTGGCGTCAACGCAGCGGGTATATGTGGGCCATTCCCCGATCACGCTCAATCGCCGCGTCGAAGTGGTTAGCGGCATGAGCGAAAGCGGGAACTATTTGGGCCGCATTATTACCGGATCGAACCTGACGACATCGGTAAGTTTGACGCATTTCAAACCGGACTGGTATCGAGACTATTTCGACCCGTTCGTTGTGGCGGCGCAGCGTTCGCCATTCTTTTTTGCGTGGCGTCCGCTCCAATATCCCAACGAAACAGCGTTCGCATGGCTGACCAACGATCCGCAGCCTTCGAACATGATGCCGAACGGCATGATGCAAGTCAGCCTTGAAATGTCCGGGGTGAATGCGTGAGCCGCCAACTCGTCTATGTCGAAGTCGATCAGGACTTTTGCAGCCTGACTTATGGCGTTGCGCCGTGCACGGCTGCGATCCCGACGACCGGCGCGGCTAAATGTTACAACACGCGCAAGACATGCCAAGACCCTACGAATTTCAACAACGAGCCTGTCACGCTGCGCTTTGGGCTGGACGTTGATTATCTCCCGCAAGACATCGAGTGCATTCCCTCAATCACCAACTGGCGCGTATCGCCCGCAATCATTTCGCTAGGCGAGGATTTAGGTTTGCGCGCGGAAATGCGCGTCACGTTTAAAGATCATCCTTGGAGCGACACGGGGCCGGGTGGCGACAAATACCTTGCGGATCGCGCCTATGATCCGTTCTCGCTCGGCACCTATTGGGGAAAATGGCGCGCGCGCGTGCAATATTTGCGCGGCAAGTCTATTCGCCTGATCGTCGGCTATGAAGGCCAAAGCCTTGCGGAAATGGAAACGCGGCATTTCGTCATCGAGAGTTTCGACGGGCCCACGCCGGACGGATCGTTCTCGATCATCGGAAAAGACCCGCTTAAATTGTTGGACGGGGATCGCGCGCAAGCGCCTATGCCGAACAATGGCTTTCTCGTCGGAGATATTACCGACACCGACACAACCTTGACGCTTTCTCCGACTGGCATCGGTGATGCGGAATACCCGGCCAGCGGTTATCTCAACATCGGCGGCGCTGAGATCGTACAATTTACGCGATCCGGCGAAACTGTGACGATTGTGGCGCGCGGACAGCTAGGGACAACGGCGCAGGCTCATCAAGCGCAGGACCGCGCGCAAGTCGTGCTGCGCTACGATGGCGACGACCCGGCTGACATCATTTATGACCTCATGGTCAACTACGCGGGGCTTGATGCGGCTTATATCAATCTCTCAGACTGGCAAGTTGAGACCGAGAACTTCCTGCGCCGCGTTTATTCCGCCACGATAGGCGACCCGGAAAGCGTCAAGAAGCTGATCGTTGAACTGATCCAGCAAGCGGCGCTTTCGATCTGGTGGGACGATGTGGGCCAAAAGATCAGGCTCCGCGTTCTGCGCGCTATCGAAACCACGGCGGAAGTATTGGGGCCGGAGACGATCCAGCGTGGCAGCTTCCGCAGCGTCGAACAGCCGGACAAGCGCGTCTCGCAAGTTTGGATTTATTACGGCCAGCGCAATCCGCTGCAACGCTTGGAAGACCTAGACAACTTCCGCTCGCTGGCCGTATCGGCTGATCTGGACGCCGAAACGAATTACGGATCGCCAATGATCCGCAAAATCTATTCGCGCTGGATCGCTTCAGGCGGTCGCACAGTCGCAACGCGCGTGGGCGACATTATTCTAGGCCGCTACAAAGACCCGCCGCGACGGTTCAACATGACGTTCCTGCGCGGCGTCAATGAGCTGGTCGCCGGTCAAGGCTATCGCGTGTCGTGGTGGACGATCCAAGACGAGACTGGCGCAGAAACGAATGCGCCTATTCAGATCACGCGAGTTAGTCCGAACTCAGGTCAATTTGAATACGAGGCCGAAGAGCAGCTTTTCCAGATCATCGACCCGGAGGATTTGGACAACCGCACGCTGATCTTCGACGCGGCCATTCTTGATGTGGATTTGCGCGCCATTCATGACTCGCTTTATCCAGAGCCGGAAGTCTCCGACACGTTCACGCTTCGCGTTTACGTTGAGACGAATGTGGTGGTGGGCGCAAGCACGACCGGCAATGCCGCGATGGATGTCGGCACATGGCCTGCGGGCGTCACGGTCGAGATATACAACAACGGACGCATCCAAGGCGCGGGCGGTAAGGGCGGCAACGCATCGATTGATGGTGTTCTTGCTGAAGACGGATCACCGGGCGGACTGGCGCTTTATACGCGCAAGGCGATCACATTCGACAATCTTTCCGGCAAGATTTACGGTGGCGGCGGCGGCGGTGGCGGCGGCGCTATCAAGGAAAGCGGCAAGAACGCAGGCGGCGGCGGTGGCGGCGCGGGCTATGTCGGCGGTGCTGGC